CTTCATGTAACGACTGACAACCCATGGGCTTGACTTGAGCTTGCGGTACACAATCTCTTGCTTGCTCTTCTTGTCAATCACATAGTAGCTAAAGTCACCACGATCAATGTTCAGGATAGTGGCTTCAACCAAATCAATTTCTTCGGTTGGCTTGTCTTTGATACGCTGTTGCAGATCAACTGGAATCTTGGCATCTTTCCATTGCAACTGAATAGATTCGCCTTTGATACGCATATTGCGGTAAACATTGTCCACCTGACCATTTGCACCCTCTTCAAAGCTGACCAAGTACTGTGGCACAGGAATGAAGTTGATGGGAGACACTGCATCGCCTGGTTGAACCAGCATGACGGCAGTACCCACAGACAAGTCCAACAAGAACTCACCCATGGCAATGTCAAAGTTGGATTGCTTCAGGACGGCAAACAGCTTATCGTTGTACAGATCCAGCACACGCTGTGCTTCTGACTTGCGATTGGCTGGAATGTCAGTGCCTGGTTCCAAACGACACCATTTGCGCTGGGGTGGAAAGATGCCAGACTGCAAGCGGTTGGCAAATCGCTGGGTGGAGTTGATAGCAGTCGAGTCAAAGACACGAGCCATCTTCTTTTTGCCACCTACACGACCTTCGTATTCACCGCCATACAGATTGCGTTGTGGCAGCGCAAACTCCATTGCGTCTTCATACAAAGACTTGAAGTCATCCTTTTTGTTTTGAGCAATTTTCTGTCTTTCAAGGACTTGCTCTACGCTCATTTTTGCCATATCAATCTTTCTTATTTGCTTGGTATCTTTTGAGAATCGCCCTACCTTTGGCAGCTAATCTGGCGGCAGCGGCAGATGTACGAGGCACTGGTTCTCCCCATGCATTTGCTGATAGCGCCAGCCTTGTCGGTTTCCCTTTATCGTCAACAAGAGGGCCGCTTGGATTGGTAAAAAATCTCGTCAAAAAAGATCCCTTGCGTCTGGCATCTTGACCTTTTGGATTGGACGCTTTGACACCTGGCTTGAGATCTTTACTCTCGCCAGAGCGTTTAAACTTGCGCCTACCAGCTTCCGTCAGACCACCTTTGGGATCTTTGTACTTGCTCATTTCTTTCTTGCTGCCGCCATGTTGTCAACAAGGTTTGGGTATGGGCGACCAGCTTTCTTGGCACTCTCTTTTGCTGATTTCTTTTCGGAAGAGGAAAGGGGTTTTGATTCGCCTAAACTTTTTGGTCTGGCCTTTTCCCATATTTTTTTATTCATGCTTTTTGCCATTATTCGTACCACTCCACAGTTAAATAGGCAGCGTGTGATGTGCCATTGACATTCGTTAATCTGAACAAGTAATTGGTCAGTGGCTTCAGCACATACTCAAGAGATACCGCAGTACCACCGCCAGATTTCTTTCCAGCACCGCCAGGAATGATCTGTGCATCAATCTCAGTGCCAACTGATGTGACTGTTGGATTAATCACCATGGCAACTTCGCTTGTATTGCTGACAGCGTAATTGCGGTTGCGGTTGATTGGTGTGAATGCCGTTCCACCAGTAGTGGTTGTGCCTTCATAAACATACAACTCTGCATCACCCAAACACAATCCATCAATTGTTATGTGTGGGAACACACCAGATGGAGAAGCCAGCACAATGTCTATGCTGGCATTGGCTGCCAATGGTGCTGAATCTGGGTATATCTTGTAAGCAAAGAAAGCTCTGCCATCATGGTTTCGCTGATGGTTAACATCAACCATAATGACAGGCGCATCAGCGCCAGAGATTGTTTGCTCTCCAGCGTTGTTCTTATGAGTCAGCGCTGCAAGAATTGCTTTTGTATTCTCTGACTCTCGCTGAACAATGATTGGCATTTACTTCTTCTTCATGGCGTTTGTTGCGGTGCGTTGACCACGCATTGGCATAGGCTTAGAAGCAGGGCTTTTTTCTGTGGCCTTCTCTTTATAGTCACGCATTGTCTTCTGCACTTTGGATTGCATCTTGGTTTTATTGTCTGTAGGCATGATTAACCTCCACCAAGCTTGCTGGATGTACCAGATTGTTCTGTTAAACCAAGTTCAGATCCAGACAACAATGAGCGAAGACCACCGCCTCGTCTTGCTTTCATAGAAGCTTGCGCTCTTTTGGCAAGTTCAGTCTGCTGTTCATTTGCTACTGACTCTTGTTTGGCTAGAGTTTTTCTTTGCAAATTGAGTTGTTCTTCTTGTGCTCGTCTGGCTTGTTCCATTTCTTTAGGATCGCCACCATACAAAATTGCATTACCAACTTTTTTGACAAATTTTACTGCACCGCCCATTTTTAACTCCTTTTAAAAAAATTATTTTTTTGGAATAGAAAAATATCTATTGCCATATTTTTTAATTTCAAATCCACGCTCTTGCTCTGCATCAATTGCTTTTTGCCAAGTTTCATGGTTGCGTCCTTTTAATATTTTGTAAGACTCTTTTGGCAAATCAAATTCTTTTTTTTCTTTCATGCTTGCTGGAGCTACAGAACCCCAATGACCAGCATCTTCACCAGTTCCATCTGGCCCCATTCCAGCCGCACGGGCTGTTGCATAGTCATAGTCTTTACCTTCTGGATCAAAGCTTGGCTGTTTGTTTGTTTTAGCAACAACACCGCCCATTTTTAACTCCTTGACATCATAAAAAAATCAGATCCATCAGCGCCATATTTCTTCATCAGTCCCTCAATTTCAAAACCAATGGCAAGTCCCCAGCGCACCGCTCTCAAGTCAGCGCATCTTACTGTGATCTGCAAACGATGCAAGTTTCTTGATATCACAATGTAATCACCATAGATCCGAGCGGCACGAGTCATGGTTTTCCCATATTCCCTGAGCTTTTCATCGCAGTTGAGCCACATTTCAGCGACCCCATCCCAGACATCGACAGCGCCAAAAACGGCAACAGGCTTGCTTTGTAGTATCGCAGTGATAGCATGACCATTATTGGCTTGGGCTTCGATTAAATCAGCCAGCGGTCTGTTTTTGGGTAGGGTTTCTCTTATGGATGGGTCAATTTTCAGGGTCATGGCATGACCTGCATTGAATGGAACCCAAGTCAGTGGAGAGTTTTTGGGCAGAAGCTCAAATATATCAAGCGAAGACATCGAAATCTGCGGCTGTGACCGAGGAAGCAATGAATATCTTGCCATTGGCAGACTGAGATCCTCTGGTCAACTGGCGATATTCACCGCCACCAGTCATCAGATAGCCAAAAGCGTCACCAACGTGTGAATGTTCGTTCTTGTTTGGCGTGTCTCTGAACCTTTCATGCCCAGCACCGACTGCAATTCGCTTGAAATGGTAGCCACCAGACAGAGATTTCCGCAAAAGCTTGCAAGATTTGTTGACCAGCAAGCCTGGCTTGCCTGAAACCATGCGATTCATGGGTGCGGCAGCGGCTTCCCTACGAGCTTTGAAGTCGTTGGTGGCGGTCGGCTCGGCTCTCAGTCCCAGTGAGCGCAAATATTCAAAGGCAGTTGTCTCGTAAATGGCATCTCGTTGCATACCAGCGGGGTCACCCCAGATGCGGATCTCGTATTTTGGAAATCTGGTCTGCAATTCAGCCATCAAACTTTGACCAAACCGCTCCAGTCCCATGTCAAAAGTCACAATCTCATGCAAGACACGCCACTGACCATTCTGCATACGCTGTCCAAACACTGCCGCTGGGGTTAAACCAAAGTCCAGTCCGACTTGAATTGGATAATTCGGGTCTGGTTCCAGATCTGTAGCCATGATGTTGTCGTCATACTCAGGCCAAACAGACTTGCCATCTTGCACAAAGGTGTACTTACCCTCGGCATAACAGCGAATCCAGTCTAGGGTTTTCCCTGCAAGCTGCTGTAGGTAGTAGCCTGCTGGCAGATTCTTGATGTTCTCGGCTTTGGGATTGATCTTCCACCATTTGGCAGACGCAAAGATGTGGTCATTGGCTTCTGGGTTTTCGGGCAAATTTTCTGATGGGACTTCGATTACCCCGCCTGGTTGTTTGAAGAACTTCCATGCGTACTTGCCTGTGATGGGTTCTTTCTCTGCGAGTCTGTGCCACCAGTGGTCATCGTCCATTGGGTTCGTGTCCATCCAGATGCCGTGCCATGTAGCGCCACCATCTCGTTTGGTGGGATATCGTCCCACTCGGTGTGTGAGTCCATCGATAACAGCTTTTGGCAGTTCTTTGGCTTCGTTAACCCAAGCGCCTGTGAGTTCAAGCGAAAGCAATTTACGGACATCTTTAGGCTGGTCAAGAGTCAGAAAAATAACTTCACAGTCAATCCCTGCCGCATCACCTCTGGGTGGAAGCTTGATGTGGTGAGTGATAGGTGGGGTATGTAGGATCGGGCCATAGATGTTCTCTGGGAAAAGGTAAGCCCAAGTCTTGAGCGTGGTGCTCTTCAACTCAGGGTAGCTATTACGCACAATGACAAAGCGGCTGTATCTGATGCCGTCCACAGGCGAAGGCTTTTGTTGCACTGCACGAATCATTATCTTGGCAGCACAGACATAAGACTTGCCAGAACCGACTGGCCCCATCAACCCAGTGACAAAGGATTTGTCTTGCAAGAACTTGAATGCAGTTGGAGAAGACCGCAAGTCAATATTGATACCAGTGATTTGATCAGACATCTTGTACGTCAGGTGATTGGATGGTCACGCCAATGACGGAAGGCTTTTGTCCATCGTCAGGAGTGTCGAGTAGACCAGATGCTTTTGCCAGAATACGCAGCACTTGAACCTTGTCAAACAGTTCAATCTCGATGGTGGCATTACCTTCTTTGTCAACCTTCTGGCTGATCTTCTTTATGGATTGCAGTGCGTGTTCAGGGATCTTGTTGCTGGCTTTGACTTGAATGTTGCCATGGTCATCCCATTCCATGATGTCAGTGATCTTGGTGTTTGCCATGGTGAGCAAGCTGTAGGCAACTGCTTCACGGTTGGCAACAATGGTTTGCGATCGCTCAATGCGTTGGACAACATTACGGACACCACCCCATCCACGGACGGAGGGGTAAGTGCCGTTTGATTTCTTCTCAACCTTTTCGGTCATCAATAGCAGTTGGTGTTGCAGTTATTGCCATAACAACAAGTGGTGCAAGTGACATACCGACCATTTGAATAATAGGTATGAGTCACACAAGAAGCCCATGTTGTCAGGGTAGTGGCGGCAATCCAGATGCCAATCAAAGCTTTTTTCATGTCAGTCTCCTCAGATCAAAAGGGAATGTCGTCATCCATGTCGTCAACAGGAGTAACGACCTTTTTCTGGACAGCAGGGACAGGAGCCGCATCAGATGCATTGTCACTTTGTGGGCGAGAAACAATATCAAGATTGCCGATCTTGCCAGTTAACTTAGTACCAGAAGTACCGTCTTTCTTGGCATACACCTCTATGTGGATGTCTTCCAAGACAGCAAATATGGAAGTTCCTTTAACCAGGTACTGGCTGAGAGCTTCAGCACGAGTACCCCAAAGTGAGGCATCTACCCATTGTGATGGCTTCTTACCATCTTGTCCCTTTTTCCCATAGTTGTAGACCATGGAAACATTACAAACAACCTCTCCATTTGGCAAGAAGCGATTCTCTGCATCTCTACCAATCTTAAAAACACCAGTCAAAATAGCCATTAGCAACTCCCAAAGATTTAGCTGAACAAAAATTGTTGATGTCTGGGCTTGATTCCAGATTGCCACACACTGCCAGTAGTTGCGGTTGGTTGATCGTCACCAGAGCCAACTCCACTTTCCTTTCAGTACCTTCGCAGTTCAGGCCATTTCCTGCATCGAATGTTTCTGCACCGTACCTAGAGTGTC